CTCGATCTACACGATTCAAATACAGCGGTAGTTCCATACCATCGTCGTTTAGTATTCGAACCTTTGTATATGCCACGTGAGTCACATCCTCTTCATTCGTTCAAGTTGGCGCTCAGTTTGACGATAGAGATCGTTGAGATCGAGCGCCTTCGGCGATTCGTTGTATTGGTTGAAGACCATCGGTTTCTGGTTGTTGCGCAGTTCGTCTCGAAGAGCTCGAATCTCCTGCGCTGTTTGGCTGCCATTTTGAACCGAAGTTCCGACAACATTCGCACTCAGGTCATTCATCGTGAGATCTTGCAGACCATTCACCTCAGAAAGGTCGACGGTCGGCTTGATAACTGGATTCCAATCGGTATCAAGGTTGGCCATCGCATTCACCATGTCGTCGCCAAGGCCAGACATCGCGTCAACCGCGTCAGACTGGTTCTTGTCGATGCCCTGGACAATACCCGCAACGATGAATCCAGCCGCAGTCGCGAATACACGCGAAGGCGAGTGGATACCAAGAGTACTCTTAAATGAGCTAAGAGCACTCGAGGCCACATTACGCAGCTTGTTGTAAAGGGCTCCAGCAGCACCAGATACGCCGTTGACAACACCGTTGATGATGTTGCGTCCAATGGTTCCAGCCTGAGGCGCGAACTCGTTGGCCATGCCGACCAAGCCATTCTTGATGAAATTGATGATGGCTGTGATCAGCTTGTTGACCGCGGCTTGAAGCTCCGGCCCCTTCTGATCAATTGCATCGGCAAATCCATTGATGAATGTAATAACGGCATCCCACGCAGCGTTGACGATGATCACAGCCTGAGAGGCCATGCCATTGATCATCGCCGCGATCATGTTCGCACCCGACGCAGCCAGATCGGGAATCTTAGCCGTGATTCCATCGATCAACGCCTGCAGCAGAGTCAGCAAGGCCTCTACCATAAGCGGAATGCAGACCTTAGCAGCCTCGATCCATTCCTTCAACAGGGCCTGATAAGCCTCGCTGAACCTAGGAATGTTATCGACAATCGCCATGACCAACTGGTATAGGAGGTCAATAACGGTGTTAAGAACTTCAGGCCAGACGTTGCGAAGGGTCTGAAGCATACCCGAAATGAAGGTCGTCCAGATCTGGACTAGCTCAGGCATCTTCTGCTTCATGATCTGATAGACCTGGCTGATGAACTGCCTAATGGCAACGCCTGCTAGGATTATCAGTTCGTTCACAGCTGGGATTAGCGCCCGAACCATTGATGCAACAGCGTTACCCATTGCCGGAGCGGAGTTCTCCAATGCGGTGAACATACCGATTAGAGCAGCTTGAACTGCCGGAGCAGCAGCTGCGAGAATCGCTGCACCCGCTGCAATACCTGAAGCAATCGCGACAATACCCGCCCCAATGGTCGGACCCGCTAGAGCCACGACTGAGATGAAAGCGGTGAAAGTCGCAACCAGAACTGTAATGGCCGTCACGATACCGATAATGACTAGACCGAGCACGCCGATTGCAACCGCCAGGGCAATTAGACCCGGGGCAGCTCCGATGGCGAGATAACCCGCCGCAATCAGAATACCGAGTCCGATGCCTATTGCCCAGAGGCCGTTGCTGAGAGCGTCCCAGCTAAGTCCAGCAGCATTCGAAAGCGCAGAGGTGAACATACTCAGAGCGAAGCTCAGCAGAGTAAGCGATGCGATGCCGATCATAGCACCTTGAGCAGTAAACGCCACTGCGACGATAGCCGCGACGACAAGTAGCAATTTGCCCATAGAGCTAAGGATTTCTCCCCAGCTATGGTTTGCCATCTGTAGGATCGCCCCGACTGCGATGTTCATCGCAATTGCAGTCAGGATCAAGGACCCAGCTCCGACAATTGCCGTGGGAGGCATTAGATTCGCGATACTCACGAGGAGTAGGATTACAGCGGATAGACCGACTATTCCTTGGAATAGTTTAGTCATGTCCATATAACCCATTGCTGCGACAGCGGTCACTAACATCTGAATCGAGAACGCGAACGAGACCATCATCAGAGAAATGGCTGCCATTTTGCCAAGATCACTAGCGGCCTTGTTCATGAGCAGAACAAAGCCAACCAGAATCCCCATCAAGACGCCGACGGCAATAACACCTTGGGCGATCACCTTAATCGGAAGGAGACCTAATGCGATAATTGGGATCGTAAGCATGTTGATTGCGATGGCCATGGCAATCATGGAACCGACACCTTGGATCATCGTCTTGGAATCCTTGGTAAGAAGCTTAGCAGCCATTGTCATACCGAGCACCAAAACCATAACAGCCCCAATACCCTGCGCAATAGTACTCAGCTTCATAGATCCAAGAATTCCGACCGAGATCGACATCAGTAGAATTGCAACGGACAACGCCATAACAGCGCCGATGACACCCGCAATCTGCATCTTGTTGATCTTCATCTCGCTGATCTGAGTCAGAGCAACGAGAAGGATCTTAGTTAAGACACCAATCGCCACAGCACCCTGAATGAGTCGGGGCGCCGGGATCATCGCAAGAAGGAATAGCGAGCCGGCCAGAATACCGACAGAGATCGCAATCTCTCGAAGGGCCTTGGCCTTAATGACTTCCTGCATAGACTTCAGTGCGTCAGTCAGCGAGTTAAAGACACCAGAGATCGAGTCTCCGACCTTTCCGAACTTCTCAAACATGGCGCTGAACGAATCGGTGGTCTTCGTGAACTGACCTAGCACAGTCTGAAGGGTCCTGAAGCCCATGCCAAGACCACCGCCGAGCAGTGCCCCACTCAAGAGATCAGAAATCGACAGGTCCTTGAGGCTGGAACCGAGACCAGACCAGAAAGTCTGAATCATCGATCCGGCGTTAGCAAATGCCTTGCCGACGTTCTTCTTGAATGAGTCGAATGCTTGAGACTCGGATGCGAACTTCTTGATACTGTCAATACCCTTGGTAAGCCAGTCGATCAGGTTCGCGATGGCCTCGACAACCGACGAACAGAATTCGACAATGCCCGTAGCCGCAGTGTATATAAACCCGCCGACGACACCGAGAGTGTTGAACGCATCAGAGGCTGCCTTCCCGAAAGTCGACAGTCCGCCCGCAGCGCCATTCGCCTCGTCGCTGAATCCACCAAATATAGACTTGGTCAGATCCCCGAGCTTCCCGAACAAATCGATGATGCCGTTAATTAGGGATCCAAATGGACCGAACGCCGTCATCATGTTCTTGAAGCTATCGCCAATGGACGACAGGAATGTGTTGTTATCTAGATGTGTTCCGATGTTCGCGAAGACGTCCCCGAGAGCCTTACCAAACTCCTTGACCGCCTGCACCTGAGGGGCAAACGTCTTGGATATAGTATCGCCGGCTCGACCAAAGGCCTTGCCAACCCCCGAGATCGAGTCTTTCATCCGCTTAGTCGATTCGGACCAGGCCTCGGCCATCCTGGGAGACGCATCGTCCCAGAACTTCTTAATCCCCTTACCAGCGCTCTCGACAGCACCCCCAAGATGCTTGCCGATAGTCTCGCTGATTGGAAGAATCGAATCTGAGAAAGCCTTGACCTTCTCAGACCACTTTGGACCGATAGCGTCGGCGAGCTTTGCCATGTTTTCGAGGAAGCCAGACCCGAATCCGCCAAAAGCAGACTTGATCTTCTCCATCGGACCGCCAGCCCCAGACGCGAAGCCAAAGATCTCTCCGAAGACATTTGACACAGCATCACCGAAAGGCTTGAAGACGTTGTAAGTAGCCTTCTTGATCGTCTCGATGAATTCGCCGAGCGGCTTGAGCACTGCCTCGATGACAACCTTGAGTCCGTCAAAGATCGGCGTGATCGTGACGTCCGCAATGGCGTACATCCAGTCTGCAAGCTTCTGGAACTTGTCGACGATCCAGTCGAGGACCCTGGCGAGGCCTCCCAGGATGTCAGTTCCACCAAGCATCTGACCAAACCAGTCGCTGAATACGGAGACAATATCCCCAACCTTCGCAGCGATAAGGATCATCGGCTTGACGAAGATCCCCGCGAGGATCACACCAATCTTGAACGCGGCCACGCCAATCTGGACAATCGCCGAGGCAAATCCGATGAGAACCTCAAGAACTGGCGAGATCAATTCGCCTGCCATTTTGAAGATCTTGCCGAGGTTGTTGGCGAAGTCGTCAGACATCATGAGCCACTGGGAGATCGAATGACGGAAGTAGTACGAGAAATCGTACAGAGCCTTGCCGGCATCACCTTGAAAAGCGCTGAAGAAGCCCTCGCCGATCGCCTTAAGAGGTTTGGCAATTGCGAGCCAGAGTTCGCCGAGACCATACCACCATTCTTCCCAGCCGCCGAGCTCATCCCAGCGGTCGAGAATACCCTGAATGGCGTCGAAGAACGTTCCAATACCGGCGTTCACCACATCGGACACGGCAGTCCACATGGTTCGTGCTCGCTCGAAGTCTCCGAAGATCGTTCGGAAGATGGAAGCCCACCCCGAGCCAAGTGCTTCGGCAGTTGTGTCGATCAGCTGTGAGAAAGTCTTGACCTTCGTAGCAGCATCGTTTGCGGTCTCGGCAAGCTTCATTATTTCATCAGCCTGCTGCTCCGTGTAACCGGCACTCAGCAGCTGTTCGCGAGACAAATCGCCAGTGTACTGGGTCAAAGTCTCGATCATGATCTCGGACGTAAGCCATCCGTCCTTAAGCGAGTTCCTGAACGAACCAGCCTTGTCGATCATCTTGTCGACTTCGACGCCGTAGGTTCGCGCGGTACGCTTAAGCGCTTCCTGGAACTGCTCGCCGCCCATACCGGCATTCACAATAGAGTTCCAGTCTTGAAGTTTTACAGAGCCTGTCGAAAGCGCCTGTGACAGCTGGTACATTGCCGTTGCGGCTTGCTCAGAAGATGAGCCAGACATTGCTGCGACGTTCGACAGACCCTTAATCGCGGCAACCGAATCCTTCAGCCCGACACCCGCAGATGTGAACATACCGATATTGCGTGTCATCTCGGTGAACGAGTAGATTGTTCGGTCCGCGTAAGCGTTCAGTTCGTCGAGAGCTGCGTTGATTGTTGCAGTGGTCTCACCCTTGCTGAACGTGTTTGCCTGAATAGTTTGAACCGCGTTAAGCTGGTTCTCGTATTCTCGGAAACCGTCCATGATAGGGCCGAACGTGAACGAAGAAAGCACCGATCCGCCGGCCATAAGGGCCTTGGATGCGATGTTACCCATGGCCACGGAAGCAGCGCCCGCGAGCATGGAAAAATTAGTCGATGAAATCTTTGCCGCAGCACCAACGTTAGCCGTGGCCGCAGCGGCGTTTGTGGAATTGTTGACAATCGATGTATTGACGTTCTTAACGCCGTCCGCGATGCCACCCATCTGCTTTGAAGCATCTTGGGCTGCCTTACCAACATTGTCAAGACCGTCAGTCGACTGCTTGAAGTTCATTCCGGACTTCAGTCGGTCGACATTACGAAGTACTCCGTCGACCCTACTGGTGAATTTAGAATCATCCAGTTCGAGAGAGACGACCTTATTCTCAATACTCTTACCCATTGATGGCCCTCCCAACCATTCGGTCGATTTCATCGAATATAGGCTTCATCGCAGGGTTGATATAGTCCTTACCCTGGACATAGCCGCCTTGACGTGTCCCATGTCCATATTGCAGAATAATGGCAATCGGAACCTTAGACACGATGTTGGTGTTATACCAAACGATCTTAACGCCTCGATTGGTCTCCTTGACTTTGTACTGCCAAGAAGCAGCAGTCTTCCCGGTGCCAACCGGGGTATTGGCCCGGAGGGCCGCCACGCCTCGACTACCAGCGGTTGCCAGTACGTCACGAAGCTTCTTGTTCTTGACACGTGTCAACCATTTTGACATGTCAAACTCAGCATCGAACTTCATTTCGATCATGACGGCCCTCCTTTCTTTCAAGACCAGAGCGTGCCGTTAGACAGCTCATACTGCAGGCATTCCACCGTACGGTAGCCTGCAACACCGTCGACCTCGAGGTCGTGTCCGCGGTTCTTGAGGTGCTGCTGTAGAGCTGCGATGGTGTCGGGGCCAATGAGACCATCGGCATCAACGCCTAGCTTCTCCTGAAGCGCCTCGATAACCTGAGAACCCTCAGGATCTTCTTCGGTCTCCCAGCCAGTACCAGCTCGAGTAACATCGTCCTCAACGTCGGGATCCTGACCGGAAATAATACCATCGGCAGGGGTGTTGAGAGAAGCCTGAAGAGCGTACGTGGTTGCACGTCCCCACCAAGCATCGTTCATCGAGTTGGTGCCTTCGGAAGAGTCCTCGGTCTCTTCGTCAGACCACTTCGGACGGAGCACGCAGTCAATACCCCAGCTGCGCTGACGACGGTAGACACCATTCCCAGCAGACTGCGAACCTGCGTTCGAGGCGCTAGTGTTGCCTTCGATCGTCTGAAGCCAGCCGTCGCCAAGGTTAGCCTCGACAATGCCAACGTGGTCAGTCAAGCCATCCTGATCCCAATCGAAGAGCACGACGTCGCCACGCTGAGCACCCTCAACAGAGACCTTCTCCATGCGGTTCTTCGTGACGTCGGTGTTGTAGGAGAATCCGCCGATGGCGTCGATTTCGCCAGCCATATCGAACACCATCGACACAAAGGCCATACACCACCAAACAGATTCAGAAGGACCGGCCAGCCAAGGCTGACCCATCTTCTTAGCGAGCCAACGGCCTGCCTCCGAACCCGGTTCGGGATCATCGGGAGCGTAATACCCGATGCGGTATGCGGCATGGTTCAGAACTTCGTCAATCTTGCTCAAGATCGTGCCCCCTCAAAAATCGCGCGGTCGTTGTCCTCGTGCGGATCGGGTCCAGCGGGACGCTGAGCGTCGGTGGGAATCTCAATCATCCTCTACTCCCTGTTCTAGCCCTACGGGCTTGGTTCATAGCCGCACGCTGAGCCGCAGAAGACCTAGCGTCCGGCTTTTGGTTGTTTTGCTTAGCTGCGGCGAGACGAATCAGCGTAAGTAGCCGATTCAAGTTCCACTTGTCACACTCAAATGGAATACCTAATTGAGACATATACCAGTAAATCAGTTCACTGGTCATGGTGTCTCGTGGGCCACCATTTGAAGGTGGGTTCCATAGAACTGTCGCAGTAGCATTGTCAGACAAATAGTCTGCTATTTTGACCTGAACGGATTGGTCGAGCCGCTTGATGAAATCTCGAGGGAGAGGGCGGTCCGACATACACTGGATGTAGTACACTAACTCTTCGCCAGTCTGTGGTGGGGTTTCCAGGAACGATCTCTTGTAGACCGATTCCCACTCAGCCACCGCAGACAGGGTATGTGTAAGAGTAACTGTAAACGGCTCCAGTGTAACAAACGTATTACTACGCTCGTCAAACCGCTCCTCTCCCCCAAACTCAAGCGTGAGAGAAATCACGCCAGAAGCGCACGCAGCTCGCTAGGCATGACAAGCGTCGGATTGGCCGCGCCACCAGCACCAGCAGCGCCGACACCATACAGCTTGTCCGTGAGCTTCTTGTACTTCGCAGAGTCGAGCTTCGAAGAATCGACGGTCAGGACCGAAACCGGCTGGAACCCTTCCACCTGGACAGGGATGGTCGAGCACTCCCAAGAGAAGGAGATCGCCTCGGGAGAGTCAGAGACAGTGTTGTATGCACGCTCGGACGGAGCTGCCGAGGCACCATAGATGATGTGGAGCAGTTCCCCAAACGAATCACCCTTGGTGTCGTTACCCAATCGCGTGCAGTAGCTGAACGCGAATCGCGTACGCGGCTGCTGACCGAGATTAACACCCTTAACCAGCTGAGCAGTACCGTCACAGATGGCGAACTCGTCCGGGTAGGTGTAGGCCTCAATTGTGAACTTGAACGACGGAGCCGACATCAGGGTAAGGTACTTGAGGTTGTCGGCGTAAATATCCGACGCCTCGTCGCCCTCAGGCGTTTCGGTAACAGTCTTAAGACCGTTCCAAGCGACACCCGTACCGTAGCGGTTCTGAGTAGTGTCAAAGGGGAACAGAACGCCCTTACTGACACCGGTGTGATAGAAATGGGAGCCCTCTTCGTCCCACTTGATCTGTGCCATAGGATACCCTCCTTAAAGGTAAACCGTGAAGACGAAATGGTTCATTCCGTCCGAGATGTATGTCGTATCCAAAGACGAATACGGGATCTTGAGGATTTCGTCGATCACGTCTGGCTCTGGATCCTTGGTGATGAGAGTGACCGAATACTCTTTTGCACCCTTGTATGGCGCATCAGAAGCGTGGTCGACTTCTATCTTCGACAAGTGGAAGACAACAGCCGGGTATCCAATATTCAGGTTCTCTGGAGGTTGGAAATACACTCGATTGTGTTGAACCGCTTGTTGAAGCAAGTGTAGGAGATCCCTATACGTGCGCATATGGACCTCCTAGATTGATGGTAAGCCGTGGATAGTTCACACCAATAGACTGTACCTCCCATTTTGAACCCTTCCATACTACGTACTTCAGAGTCTCGAGGTATGCTTTGATCTTGGTGTCCATCAAGATGCTAATCTCGTTGGTGAGACGGAGGTTGGAGTTGACAGAAGACGAGTTGTCGTTCCGGACATAGAGACTACGAATAGTACCCTTAGCATGGAGTTCGACAAAGTTTTCGAGCCAGACGCCTTCCTCCGTCTCACGCGTCATCACGAAACCCAGCTTACCGCTGAATCGTGACATTAGTCTCAGGCCTTCTTGCGCGAGATCGTAAGGGCCGAGTACGGTGCAGTCAGAGAGCCCGAAAGACGGGTCTCCATCAGGTACTTGTACTGGTTGAAGTCGATGTCGAAGGACTCGGCCATTCCGAGTTCTGCACCGGCGTTCGAACCAATGGTGTAGTCGCGCAGGTCGACCACGATGGCCAGAAGATAGTGGTCAACACCTTTGATCTGGTGCTCCAGGTCCTCAAACTGAGGAACGGTCACGATCTTGGAGACGCCAAGAGCGCCCGCGAGGGATGCCTCGGTCTCGTACAGACGGCGACCATTCTTGTCCTTCAGGAGAAGCATCTTGACCAGGCGCTTCTTCGCAATGAAGAGCGTCGGAGCGCCGGAGCCCTCAAGCTCGGCCGATGCCAGAACGATGTCGTCCACAAGAGTCTCATCCGAGGTGTTGGATTCGAGCGACTTGTGGATTGCATAGAGGTCGTTCTCCTTAAGGATGGGTCGGATGGCCTCGTCGTCGACACGGTCGGGATCAGTGATTGCACGACCGTCGCCGATGAGGATGGCGCGAGCGATTTCCTCGTTGAGCTTACCCTTCATCTCGTTCTTGAGCCAAGAAACGACATTGAAGTCGGTGATGTCAACGATGTCGTCGCGATCAAGCTTCTGCTTCTTGTAGATCGTCGTGGGGGACGTCGTGCGGGTCAGAAGCTTGATGACCTCTTCGGTCTTCTTCTGCGCCTTCTTGGCGTAACCCTTGGCTCGGGCCTTATCATCGCGAATGTCCGCGAAGACAGACTTGATGCGGGCGAACGGGGAGTGCTTCGTGCCATTCATCACGACAGAAACCCAGGACTGATCACGGTCGAGGAAGGTAGGCTCATCAGTAGCCGACTTGGCGTCGGGGAAAAGATAGCCAATGTTATCGATGCCGTAATCACCGTGCTTCAGTTCGTCGAGCAGAGTGGCGTTGTTTCGTTTGGCAGCCTCGACCAGTTCGTCGAGAGCTGCGTGAGACAGCGTGTTCTCGGGGGTCTTATCGCCCTCAAAGACGTTGTGCTTCATATCTTCCTCATTTTCTTCGTTGGTCTCTTCGGAGTCTTCAGACTCCCCATCGATGGCTGCAGCAATGAGGTAATTGACGGCCTCAAGCTGCTCTTCGGTGAGTGTGGAAAGAATCTCACCGATTGTCTTGTCCTCGTCCGAGGACTCATCTTCGGAGTCCGATTCCTCGGAGCCCTCGAAGTCTTCGTGTGTCACATCACCGTCACCCATTTTGATGATCGCGGAGTAACCCTCTCCATCGGAGTGAGCCATTGTGACGTTCTCGATTGTCGCCTTTGGGTTTGCACCTTTAAGGACGAGCGATACCTCGACGATGTTGCCGTGTTGGACAACATTGCCATTCTGCTTGAGGTTGTTCGCGAAGATCGACATAGCGGTTACGTCGCCATGCTCAATCAGTTCGCGGGCGTGTTCGGCCTGCGGGGATCCGTTAAAGAATCCATAAGCGTAAACACCCTCAGGCTTCTTCTCGAGCTGGGCATGCCCGAGTACGTTTGCAATTTTGTCGTGACGATGCTGCCAGACGAGAGGGACGACAGCCCCATCGTTCTGTTCGAATGCGTGATGAGAGATGACTCGCCCATCAGAGCACTTGATGCCTGCGACGGTTGCCCACCCGTCGAAGTCGGCGACGTCATTAGGCGCTGCCATTTTGAACCTCCTGGTCGTTGTTTAACCGTTGATCCACATTTGCGGATGACGTATACGGATTGGCCAACTGATCAGCCTTGGGATCTGTGGACTGCGGCAAGCCGATGATCGATCGAATCTCATTCGGCGTCATGACCTGGTTGGTGATAAACGTCTGAGCCATCGACGCGATACTATCAAGCGAGGTCGCCGCGAACGGGTCTCTCACATAGATGATTCGCTGTCCCTGAGATCGAGCAGTCTTCGTCAAGAAGACCATGGTTGCCGACTTCGTGATCGTATCGAGAATCGGCTTGATCGTCCGGTTGTAGTAAGACAGGTTAGTCTCAGCGTCAGCCGTTCCGTTGAACACGCTTTCGGTGAAACCAAGAGCGTTGTAAAGCTGCTCTGATAGGTACTTGACCTGATCGAGCAGATTGTTCTCAACTGGACGATTGAGCTGTGTGATCTTCTCGGCTCCATCGACATATGCAACGCCGATCTCCGAATTTCGAAGCTGCTGTTCAATAGCTTCTCGTCGAGTCTCAGCTTGCTGTTGTCGAAGTTCGCCTCGAACTGAGTACGGAAGCTGGATGATCAGATCCAACTTCTTACCGAGAGCGGAATTGTCGATAGCATCAAGTGCATCGAGCTTTCGAGCAAGACGGTTAGCCAAGGAGCTGTTACTAGCTGTAACATCATAGAGCGGACTGTATATGATTGCCGCAGAGTTCTTCGAGATACGAATTGTTTCTCGATTGCCGCTACGATCGTTATACAGATTCACATCGACTGAGTCAGTATACCAACTCTCGATTCGTCCAACACGGAGTGAAAGGACATCGAATGACCCCTCCTCGTTCAGAGCAATGTCAGTGTCAACTGGAACCAGAGCTGCGCTACCGGCGTCAAGCATCGTATAGACAAGCTCGTAGATCAGAGCATTCGAGGTCTGATCGATGTTCGCCATCAGGGACAAACATTCGTTCAAAGAAGAATCCTTCTCCCTGTCATACCTACCATTTTGATCTACTTTAACATGGCGAATCGGAGTGTTCGCGACATCCAATGCGATCTTGTTGTATAGCGTTTGGACCAGGTTTGTAGATCCGATAGAACGGTAGCTTGGGCGGTATTCGCTGTAGTTACTATTCTTGTAACTATCGGGGCGATCATGTGCAAACACATTCCAAGCCCGAGCTAACCGTGACATAATACCCATATTACCTCCTCTCGTTAGTTAAAGTCGTCGAGTTGCTGTTTGTACGCAACCCATGCATCCATCAGAGCCGCGACTGAGTCGATCTTAAGATCCATTCGTTTCTTCAAGATCTTCCGGTTACCGTTCGTGTCTTCCAGGGTGATGGTGTTACCCATTGCCCAAGAGAATAGCTCTTGATCGAAGATAAGTCTCCGATCTTCAGCCAAACTCTTGAGTTCCCCTAGAGGCACCGACTCAGTTCTTGCACCCTGAATGACTTTGTGGATACCATAGGGTCCGTTGTCGGTTGTCCATCTCTCAACGAACTCTCTGGCGTTGTATGGATCATATCCGAACGCTCGAACATCATACTCAGATCTCAAGATGTATTCGTCGAGATCGTTGTAGACTTCGATCATGTCCAGGATTGTCCCATCCATGACCTGGAGCGATCCTTCTCGGATGAATGACTCGTATTTCGCACGGCCGGCAGAGGGAAGCTTGTCGAACGTACGAGTAGTGATGTATGCTCTCGTCTTAACCCCGAAGTCGCCAGTGGACAACGGAAACAAGAACGTAAACGCACAGAAGTCATCACCCTGAGAAAGGTCTGCACCCATGGCACATGGCATTTGCCAGAACTCTCGGGGGTTGTGGGGGATTGTTTCTTCGTACTTGAAGAAGTATGTGTATCCCTCACAGGGGATTCCGAATCGCTTCGCCAGAATGTCGTTCCTTGCTGAAGGAACATTCTCTGCCCTAGCAACATCTCGTTGGTATGTGTCATAAGACACAGTCTTCCCAAGGTTGGGCTGAGCCTTAATCCACATGTTTGGATCCCCGACCTCAGACACATCATCCAGTCGGTAATACCAGATGGATGTGTGTGGATCGTAGTATTCGCCCTTAAGGATCGAAAGTAATTCCATTTTGATGGAGTCACCGACGCCGTTTCGGACAGTACCCTCGGATGAGACTGCGACGATGACCCAGTCGTTGAGTTTCGACGCACCCTGCTCGAGAGCAGAGATGACGTTCTGACGAACATCACCAGATAGCCATTCGTCGATGGTATTCACCTTCGACCTCAGACCCTGAAGCTTGTCTACGTTCATTGGACGAACCTCAAGGAGTGAGTTTGTTGAGAAGTTCTCGATCCCCTTCTTCGTCGGAGTGAGCAGAGACCGATTGGCCTTGGCTCCGACAGTCGCGTGGACCGTGCCGGCCGACAGGAACTTGAACAGAGGTCCCCGACTGCGCGTAATTGCAGTCTTGAATGGAGACAATGTCTCCTCGGCCTGTGGCATTGTCGGCGCGGTTGCGATCTGATGCGTGGTGGTCGGGTCAATAGTCAGGAAGTATGCGTGGATGAAAGCCATGTACATGGACTTTGCCGCGCCACGAGCGACGATAAGGTATTGCTTATTGACTAAGCGCCGCTTGACGTCGACCTGGACATATCGACCGTTGTGACCGGTCTCGTCAGGAATGAACTTCGTCACTTTCTCGTAGTAGAACCACGAAAGGAGTGATTCGGCCCATAACTTGAAGGAATCGAGAAGGGTTAGATCGCTACCGTCAACAAGGGTCATCTCGTTTTCGCAGAAAGCGATGAATCCGTCGATAGCTCCATCATCGTAGTAATATCTTGGGTTGGCGATCAAGTCATCAATCCGATTCATCTCCATCTCAATTGTATGGGAGACTGGGATTTCACCAGATAGAACTTTTTCTCGGAACTGGGCGTAGTATTTAGGCGTAGCGGTGTTTGATAGCACCATACCTACTTCTTACCGATTGAGTTCTTAAGGATCTCGTCGAGATTGAAGGAATTCTTAGCCATCTTAGCGATACCTTCATACTCCGTACCCTTGAGCTTGGAGTCGAGAGCCGCTGTAAGCATGTCGGTCGCAGTCCTGGCCGCATACTTTGTCAGGTTCTTACGAGCTTCGTCGACGAAGAGATCCGCTGTCTTGGAGAGAACGCTCCTATTTTGACTCTCGTACTCCTTGAGCTTCGCCTTGAGTTCGTAGTTCTGCTTCTCAAGATTGAGTCGCTTGTTCTGCTCGATGAGATCTGTAGAAGAGAGAAGTCGCGGAGCTTCCTTCCGCAGAGCGTTTGAAATACCGCCCTTAGGAATTTGCTGCTTCTCGAGTTCCTTCTGCTTCTTCTCGGCTTCCTTCGCCGCCTTCTTCTCGTCGGCGATTCGCTTCTTCTCGGCGCGCTCGGCTTCCTTCTGCTTCTTCTTGCGTTCGGCCTCAGCCTTGCGAGCTTCTTTCAGTTTCTGGTTCTCAAGCTTCTTGCGGGCCCTTTCAGCGGCAGCCTTAGCTCGCTCAGCCTTGTTTGCAGCGTGCTTCTCGGACGCGGACTTAGCAGCCTTCTTGGCCCTGGAAGCAGCCTTCTTGGCCCCGGAAGCAGCTGCCTTAGCAGCCTTCTTGAGATTGGCCTCGATCTTCTTGCGTTCCTTCTCAGCGGCCTTCTCAGCCTTGGCGCGTTCCTTTCGGAATGCCTCAGCGTTGACGGCTTCGCCGATCTTCTTCTTCTCCTCGACGGACCGAAGGCCGACTCCGCCGGAGCTTTCAGTCTTCTTACGGACGCCCCACTTCATACCGAGGACGCCATAGTGAGACAGAGTTTCTTCGCTCATGTTTTTCTCCCATCATTGAATGGTCAGTCGCCACTCTGCCTCTTTCTGCAGGGCCTCGACAGCCTTGATGGCAAAAGAGGTCTGCGGCGGATCGAACATCAGTCGAACTGAGAAGTTCACATACTGACGCAGGATCCGTCCAAGAGTCGTAGCGGGGTAATCTGCCTCGGACGATAGGTCGCCAACTTCGCGATTTAGCTGGGTCGCAGTTGCCAAAGCATTGTCAATGGCGTCCGTAACTTCGCTATCGAATGAAGCGTCATCCTCAATCAACCCGAGGTAGGTCTTCGTGTCATGTAGAATCGACATTTAGCCTCCTACCATAATTTTGTATCGCCGGGCGATCTTGGGTCGAAGTCATCAAGGGCCAATGCCTTGGTTCCATAATGGATTGCATTATGAGTATCTCGACTGACACAAATAAGATTGTTGGTATCCCACATACATGGGTCGAAATTCTCACACTGACGAGGCGTTAGAGGGTTAATGTGATGCACAACAATACCGTCGCGAATCTCATAACCCTCAAGGCCGAGATCACATCCAAGATCTCTTGCAATGACTTGGGTACGAGCCTCTCGCCAAATATCGCTTTGGTAGAAACTCTGATTCAACCACCTAGATCCTCCGAATGTCTCGCCGAAAAACGCTCCGTCAAGAGAGAGGTATTTGAGGCGTTCTTCAAATGTGTGTAAGTGTCGTAGTTCGTCATAGCTCCGCATCTGAATCTCCAGAATATACCTTGAAGGCGGCTAGCGCTTCAGAGACAAGTTCCTCAGTACGAGCAGCGGACTCAAGCGCTGAAACCTTGGCTCGAGCGAGAGTCGTGTCTGCCTCAAGGCGAGCCTGTTCAAGTCTTTCGCGACTGGAACCTAGCTTGAGGAAATGAATGATCATCGAATTGCTCGCGGTACCGTCCAGAATCTGCTGAGTCGCAAGATCCATGGCTGCACTAATGGCAATTCGTTCAGCTTCCTCGGGAGTTCGAGGAGTTTTGGTATTCTTTTTGACCATCTCGCATCCTTTCATATACTTCGATCTGAGTTTTCGCCTGCCCCAGCCCATGCCCGGAAAGGAGCAAGAAACAGGCATGGAGAACTAAGTGGCTGGGGCAAGCCAGAACCCAAATCGAAATACACCTCCGGAGTAATTCGAAGGTGGGGCGCGATTCGGGCGGGGGGTCGTCAAGAAATGACAGCCCCCCGGGGGTCAATGGAGGGAGAACCGTGGTATTCCCTCCAATTGAATTGGTTTTCACTCGATCACGAAAGTTCTCTTTCCAGTTACATCATGATCGAGAATCCATTGAATTGCTTCTTCGACATCGTCAGCAACTAGTGCATCACTCAAGATGTCACTGGTTTTGCTGACACGGTCTAGGAGTCCGCAACTGTTGTAACCTTTCTGAAGGTCGAACGTTAACCACTGATCGAACTCAGTCTTTGGAGAGTAAGGATTGTCAGTAGTTGTGAGGTACATCGTAGCCATGACTCAATCAGTTTCCTTTCACAGCTTCAAGCACAGAGCTCGTGCTGATGCCAAGCATCTCAGCAATCTCGGAGGTGGTTGCGCCGTTCTTTGCCATGGCGCGAGCGCGAGCAACGACACCTACAGAAAGCACAGGCTTTTCCTTTGGCATGGACAGTTCGTGAAGACGCTCAGGATCTGCATACCTTGCGATGGACTCCATCATGGCATTGCTCACGGCACCATTCATGATGGCTTTCCATTCGGCATCAGTGATGTCGAACTGCACATCCTTTCGAGAAGCGCCAGTCCTGATTCGAGCAGCCTTGAGAGCCTGGCTTTCGAGGCGGACGCGTTCATCCTTGGTCAGGCCAGGATTCTCCTCGACCTTTGCTCGGACGACACCCCCGGCAATGAGCTGAGCTTGACGCTCCCTCGGTGCGTTTGTGAGGGCCACCCGGACTTTCTCCTTGAGGGAGGTCACCTCATCGGCGTACTCCTTGGCAGAACCCGGGTCTCGTTTCAGGGTGGGGGTGTTGACGATCTCCCGACGGGCGGTGTTTGCCAGAGACTTCATATTGTTGGCGTAACGGGCATACAGTTCTTCCATGGGGGTACCCGATGAAAGCTTACGTGCGTCATCTACCAATTCCATGCGAGTCGCCTTCGATGTACGGAGGCGGGTCTCGATGCGAGGATCCTTGGTCTTGAACTCACGGGTGATAGAATATGATTCGCCCGTCTCTTCATAAACCTTCTTGCCTGTGATTGGATCGATGGGCCCACCCTTTGCCATGGACCGGGGCTTCCGCTTTGGAATATCCACCTCGGATGCGGCGCGAGAAATAAGAGTGGAGACACCACCCTCAGGCTGATACTTCTTCTTGAGCTCGGCGATACCGTTGTCGACAGCGGATGTGCGGTAGTCAAGCTTGTGCTTGGCCGCATCAATAACCACCATCGAGTGACGGACTGCCCGAGCGAGCTCAGCTTCGGTAGCACCCTTGATAGTCATGTCGGTAATAAGATTACTAACCATGCCCATCTGCTTCTGCTTGCCGGTCTCGCTGAGAACCTTCATCCCTGGATATCCAGGATATGCGGCAGAGGGGTCAAACCCTTCGAGCCCCTTGAGTGGGGATGTCGAACGAATACGACTCCGCGGCGTGACCGGAATAACCATCGCCGTATCGCCGTCAAAATCAGCTCCTGAGAGCCGTTGAGCGACATGCGGGTGAATACCAATAGCATCCGCGGCAAGCTCTCCAATGGTCTTCTTGGCGTCCTTATGACCGTTATTTACAGTCAGGATAGGGATCTCGAACGTACCACCATGAGGATATCGGACGAGGGCAACCTTCGAACCGTTCTTGAAGTTTGGAGCATATACCTCCGTGGGCTTCAATGTGGTCACGGGGAGCAGAACCTGATATGCCTGGCCCGGAACGGCAGCAGCTCGAAGACGGATAGAGTCCGAGTCGCAGCCATCAGCGAAATCCTGAAGGGCCTTCTTTCGAAGCACGGGGTTCGTCAGGGCCATAATATCCCTGAACTTCTTATTTGCTTCATCAGTTGAAATATCCAGCTGCTGCTTGGCGAATGAAATATCCTGCTTCGAGAGGAACTGGGCGGACAAAGTCTTAGACCAGTCGCCCCACGAACCCTCTTCGTTCACGAGGTTGACGGGTGACAGCTTCTTCTTGCCGTCCTTGTCAATATATTCCATCTGCCGGCGAATGGTCGCACCGAACGGATTATCCGGGTCGTCCTTCATCTTTTTCAGGACGGTTTCACCATCCCCGATCATTGGTACTTTCTTGGATTTATTCGTGTTGAATCGAATATCCTTACCCGCGGGAAGGTCATCCGCATAAATGGCCATGCCCTTGAGATAGTGCGTTCCGTCAACAGAAATACGCACCTGGGCATAGTTGGACTTGCCGAGATTGAGATCCTTCAGACCCCGGCGAATCTCGATGACGCCATCCATATTTGTACCGCCGTCTTCAGAATATCGCACCATGACCCGCTTGGAGTCGAGAGGTGAAGGCGGCTTGAGAGACAGCTTGTTGCCGGCGGGATCTGTGCGGACACCGACAACGTTGATCTTGTCAAGGTTCTGGACAGTCTCTGATTTTGGGACTCCAGGGGCGACAAGAACTCGAGTGGATGTGTAGTTGTCGGTGCCAAGCTGCCGGATCTTAATATCCTGAACCTGATACCCCTGCGCCTCGAGAGTGGCTGAGGCAAGCTTGAGTGTGGTTGCGGTGGTGCCGAGTGAGACCTCAGTGCCGCTGCCGATATCAATATAACGGTGTTTGTCAGTCTCTCGCTTGAGAATATCCGCAACACCCTCGATCTTTGACGAGGTCTTGCCGGCGTCGTCCTTGAGGTAGTTGCGGACGGTGGAGGCCGAGACGCCGATACGATCTGCAATGGCCTGCTGGGACATACCCTTAGCATCAAGCTTCCGGACCATCGCAATTTCCACCGCCTGGCGTTCACGCTTGGCAATAGATTTGGTGGCACGAAGCTCGGTCGTGGTCATGCCGAGACCCTTAGCAATATCGGCTTCGCTCATACCCTTATCTGCGAGCCCCTTGACGAGACCCTGGAAATCGCGTGAGCGCTGGTATGGGTCTTTGCCAGACCCCCACGGATAACGGCCCGACTTCCGCAAAATGCCGTAGTGAGATAGAGTGTCTTCAGTCATCGTCGCTCTCCATGAGAATATCGCTGAAATGAACAATCCGAGCCATGACATTATGGATATCATCAGACTCGGGAATATGGATTCGTGGTTCGCCGTGTTGGTAGATGCGGAGTTGCATCTGAATAGTTGGTTGCACACCGTACTCAAGACAGAACAAGGCAGCATAAATTTCGAGTTGCTCGAATTTGGTCGGTCCTACCCCGGTCTTGAGATCGTGAATACGAAGAAGTTCAGAATCCTCGTCAAAGGATATGGCGTCCGCAGTCCCAAAGGCGTACTCGCTGTAATATAGTACCGTCTCCGGGCTCATCTTGTACGAGATTGCGTCGTTAACGAACTTCGCGACCGTCGACATAAGAGGGTCGCGTTCATCGGGTTCTCCGAATGGGAGGCCCAACTGAATATGTTCTGCAGCTAATTCGTGCAAGCGAGTTCCAAGTGCAGCCGCTTGTGCTTTGCGATAGGATTCCAGTATCTTCGATTCGTCATAACGGAGCCAAGATGATTTACTGGCCCCGAGGAACGCGTGCTTGCCGGCGAGATTGTAATGGTCGTAAAATTGCATGAATCACGCCTGGCTGAAATACTGGTTGAGATCCCTGAGGACTTCTTCCTCGTTCTCGGGATATACGAACCGAGCGAACCCCATGTGATTGAGCTTAGCGATGTAATACTCTTGGTTGGGGCGGTGTGAGGCTTTGGCGGAAGCCTTTACCTCAAGCATGGCCCAGCGCTCGTTACAGAGCACTAGGAGATCCGGAACACCCTGAATATAATTCGGGTCGTTCTTCAGGACCATAGACCGTGGGAACAGAGTTGTGATCTTCTTGATCAGCTCACTCTGATACTTGTTCTCACGCACACTCATGTTGGCTCCTTTCAAGAGTGCGGCAAACGTTATAAGGAGAGTAGCCCATGGGACTTTGGTCCCAGAGGCTGGAACCCACTTAAGTGGGTTATTGGTCGATTCCTTCATTCTCTCCATTATGCTAGACGTGTTAAACCGGGCTTTTAACCCACTTGATAGAATATAGGACTTTAGTCCTATACGCGTTTTTCGAGAGTGAACGGATCTTAGGTCGCGGCAGAATTCGTGGAAGAGGTAACACCCACTTGGCCGTGGACTTTTTTTTCGCGTGTATTTATATATATATATTTATTTATATACTTAATACATTTAGATAAGTTTTGGCCATTTAGTATATAAATCGTTGAAATCCCAACGAAAAGTCGTGGCCAAAAGGGGTTTTAAAATTGGCCATGTGGCCAAAAATTTTTGGCCACTTTTGGCCACATACCCTCCAAAAGGTACCTTATAACCCACTTAAAGCCCAAAGTGGCCATTTTTTTTTGTCCATCAAATTTCCGTTGGCCACTCAAAAACCCTTTTGGCCATTATTTTTGGCCATAAAAACGTCCACTTTCCACTTAAGTGGCCAAAAACTTCGGGCAAAAATCGATAATCCCAGTCTCTTTTGACGAGCGGGGGACCCCGTTTAAGAGATCCCCCACCCGTTCTCAATGCCTTCCTGCTCCGAAACCAACGCACATGGCCTTGCTTCGAGCTCGCCTCACACCGAGTCGCTCCTTCCACCCCGCCTGATTAACGGCAGTCTTGAATCGAATATGGTCCGTCGGAAAACGAGACAACGTCTCTGCGTCATCAGCCCTCCAAGGATCCATCTTCTTAGGAACCCTTTCACCAAGCATGGTACGAGTGTCTTTACCGTCATACACCTCAACCCAGTAACGGTCACACGCGATGGTAGCCACACGGTTCTTGAGGTAGTACTCGGCATAAGCAACCCCACGATCCATGTCGTCGCAGAAGAACGTCTTCCTCCACAGCTCCCTCCCGAACAAATATCCGATGATCGAGAATCGATAGAGCATCCGCTCGGGGTGCCCAATAACATCAGTCGAGTAATCAGCGTTCATTTCAGCGCTCCCAGCTCCACAAGTCGTTGATGAGTGCTCCTTTAGACTCATCATCCCAGATACGAATAAGGCCATTGTCGGCATGGCCACCCGTCTTGACCTCCTCGAGAATCTCATCCAAGGCTTTATGAGCGAATTCTCGGGCCTCTTCATAGTTCTCAAAGGTGACACAAGATTCAACCATGTCACCATCGCCAATCCCATATTCAAGTTTTACTGTCAACATTTCAGCTCTCTTTTTCAATCTGATCAAAATCCGATCCGAGGTGTTCAAATGCTCGAATCTTGATGATCTTGATGATCGCATTCTGGTTTGTCTTGCAACTGACAATCTGCTCGAGACGAGTTTCGGCCTCAGCTCGAGTATTGAAGAACTCCATGAAATCATTTCGCACTCCTGAAAGACAATCACACGCAATCACTTGCAGCATCCATTCACGATGATGGTCGATCCCTACGACAACAGTATCAGTCATTTTTCTTCCTGTTCTTGGGGTTCTTCGGGCAAAGTTTTGTATGAGGTGTCTGATAAGTATGCCCGTCAAGAGTGCTCCAGTACTCAACCTTATCAGTCGGGTGCATCGTCATCCAAGCATGAGATTTACACTCGCAAGGCTCCGGCGGTTTCAGATCACTATTGCAGATCTCTTTCAAAAGCGCCGTATGGGTGTGAGCATACGCCATCAATCCAAACCTCTCGAATAGTTCGGGTTTGATAATATACGACGCATGTGTCTCGTAAAGAGGGTTCTCTCGATCGTCCACGAGTACAGTCAAAGTAGCCCTAGTCCCGAGATCAGTCTCCTCAAGAGAAAACGTAGGGTTGATCAGCTTCTCAAACTTCTTACCGAACAGCATCCTGATCCCTTTCTAAATAATTCAGGACGACATCAATCTTGTGACAGCAGACTACATCTCCTTTTTTGAGATCACGAATATAACGCGTATACTTCATCAAGCGAGCAGTAGTCGGCCAACGATCGTTCTTCGTCAAGTTACTCATAAGAGCCTCAGCCTCCTGCTTAGTTCGATGAATACTCAACACCCCGACGGGACGAAAACCCTCGTTGAATTTGATCACAGACGCGACGCACCAGACATCTTTTGACCAAGCCATGATTCACCCAACCATGTACTTGACCATGAAGTCAATACCATCAAGCAGAAGTAAACTCATGAGGTCCATTTCGTCCTCCGCATACGAATACTGGAAGACTTGAATATTGACTGGGAGGTCAATCTTCTCACCAAGGCTCTTGGCCGCCGCCCGAGCCTCATCCTCAGTCTTGTAGAATGCGATGGCGCACTTAGGAATATCCCTAATGCTCCCAATACGACAGACGACACACCAGTTGTTATCGGCGGGGTCGAACAGGACCAGATTCTTTTCCATGATGGCGCTCCTTTACAGATTGTGAGCGAATATACGCTCGTTGAACGTAGCCTTCTCGGCCACTGCCTTTGAGATAGCGGAATCGATTCCTGACTCCGACTTGAAGTAGTAATACCACAAGTCAGTGTAAGGGGTGTTGATGCGGTCAATCCGACCTTCCGCCTGCTCCAACACCTTGTATGAGTAGTTGAGACTGTAGAACACAACTGTGTCGGTCTCGATACAATTCCATCCCTCAGCCCCAGCAGTGTATTGAACCAAATATACCCAAGAGTCTCCCTCAGGTATTGGTTCATGTGCGTGACCGTTCCACTCAGCTACTACGAATTCGTCCTTGAGATTCAAGAGTTCGTCTCGTTCGTAGTTGAAGTTGTAGAACACGATCACTTTGTGCCGCTTCGCAACGATCTTGCGCAACCGATCTAATCTGTCACCGGAAGAGTTCACACTACGTCGGAGAGCGTAGCAAACCCCAGCTGCGTTTCGAATCGGTTCCTTTGTCCAAGGATCCATACGCTTCTTGACGATCAGATCGTATTGATCTCGGTCGAACGGTACGAAAATATCCTTGCGATTACGTCTCGTGTGTCTCTCGGCAGGCATCGGCACGATGATGCGACGTCTGCGAGATTCGAGAACACCTGTATTGACAAATCGCTTCACCTTAGGATACTTCGCGAATCGATCCCAGATGATGTGTTGCTCGGAGAACGCGGTTCTGTTTTTGTAGAACCCATTCGCGATGAACAGGGGTACATAGTCGAGCCACGTATCCCCGGGAGTTGCGCTTAATAGGATCCACAGGTTGTGCTTCGATATCTTGAGAAAGCTCTTGACCCAAGCGCCAGATCCAACAACACGCTGCTCGTCAAATATGAACACATGATCGTGGTAATCAGCAAATTTCGAGACATTGTTCCAGCTCTCGATCGTTACCTCATCGCAGTTAACACCTAGCGCAGCGAACTCACCCTCCCATTCGAAAGAGTCTCGCTTCCGCGCGGTGGTGATCACGACGATCTTCTTTGCATCTGCCTGCGAAAGGGCCCATGAGGCCCCCACACGTGACTTACCCGAGCCGACACCGCCGACTAGGACGTTACCACTATGCAGGAGCCTCAGGGCCTCTTCCTGATGCGAATATAGTTTATTCATCATCATCGTCGAATAGGAGACACAACATCCGCTCGCGAATCTCTTCAGGAATCGCGTGGTAGAACTCTACGTTGTCGCGAACCCAGCCGCCACCGGCAACAGAGCATCGTGCAATCCATTCCCATGAGAACGGACTCATCGCACTGATGAATGTGTGACCGAAAAGCGAAGTGCATTCCATCCAGTCGACATACCAGAAGCCGTCCTTCTTGTATGAATGCAGCCTGTCAATTGTCGCGTCATAGCCAGTCAACACCAGTGGCGAGAAGTCTGCCGGCGGGTTTTCTCGCGGTGGAGTGGTGAACGTCTCTTTGGTCACGTCGAAGTCAGGACCCATCATCGTCTTGAATGCCATTGTTGATATCTCCTATCTTGTGTTACATGCCGACTTGCGGACGGAATCCGCGAAGTAGTGCTGCCTTGATGAGCTCTCGGTCTTCCTCGTTGAAATCTCGGTTGACGAATACGGTCTTCACCGTATTGTCATCCATCTTAACGCGAGCAACCCAGGAGTCACCATTCATGATCGATGAATACCCTTCAGCAGCAAGAGACTTGAGTTCGAGGAAGACCTCGGTATAATCCTTGGGCACGTCGATCGCAGACGTAGCCGCGCGCCCATCGAGAAGTTCCACAGAGAGTCGAGGCTGAGCTTCGCTTCCAACGATCCGACCATTCTGGAAATTAATCCGAATGGTGTATGGCTCGTCGCCTTCGATGTCATTCCCGACCGCTCGCTTTGCGAGAGCCAGAATACCAGCGTTGATAACCTTCTCGGAATGAGGATCTCGGTTGAACTGAGCTCCACTAATCTTGAGATATGCCTTCGTGTTTTCGGGGATCTGTGTCATCAGAGTTGCTCCGTTCCAGGATCTTTTCTAAGTGCATTCTTGATCGAAATCCGAGAAGCACTAGTAATCTTCGGGTTGAATTCAGAGTTGTTGGCCCACCACGAGCCGTACTTAGCGCCCTTACCGAATCCGGGTTCAGGCTCGTCACCCTTTGTCGTGGCTCGCATGATCCAGTCATTGCCAGCATCGATGACAGTTTCCTTAGTGCGGTCGGTGGCTTGACGACCACTCACGAAGAATGTGATCTTGCTGACAGTCCACACATACTCTGTCGTAATCGGATCAGAGCTGCCGTTCACTGTCTTCTTGACCTGCTCTCCTCGGACAATACCCTCGATCTGAATTGAGAATCCAGAGTAGTCGCCATTGGCCGGGATGAATCCGTTCTTGATGTTGACAATCGCGGTGAAATTGTCGCCATTAAGCTCCGGATCGTCCACCCGTTCGAGTACTGTAGAAAGGTAACGCGCAATATCAGTCGCACCACCCTTCTTAAGCGTCTTCGTAGGCTTGATATTATCCGCAGACCAAGTACGGTCCGCCGGGACAATTGTTTCGAACCAGTCACTCATAGAACCAGTTCTCCTTCCTCTAGTAGCTGCGTCCAGATGCGATCATCTCGACGCCTCTGTGTTTTTCGGACATCCGATCGAGTCCCCAAGAATAGGTTATCGAGCGAATTGTTCTCGAGGTCTCCGTCTGCATGACAGACGTACAGACCCCTATCTGGCCACCTCTTGTAGAAGGCAGCCCAGATCACCGATGCGACCGAGCGTTCTCGAGCCTCACCGGGAGTCGTGTATAGTCGAACATATCGCGATGTGCTGTGACGACGCTTAAACGGCTTAAGGATTACACCAGTATCCTTACGTTTAATAACGCCGAGACGATTCGCTTCGTAGTGCGAAAAGCCAGGTACGGTCGACCAGTTTTCAGAGTCTTCGACTAGCATGAGTAACTCCTTTCGTCTAAGACGGGGGCAGACCTTTTACGACCCACCCCCGTCTTAAAATACGATCAGTCTAGATCCGCGTACTTAGCCGCGAAAGAAGCTGATTCGTCGTCCATCACGACATACAGTTCCTTGACGTATGCCGAGATACCCTTCTGACCACGGATGTCGTACACCGACGGATGGATAACCACATCGGCCGTCTTGATCGTAATGTTGTCCAGAGTGCCAACGGTATCCTCGTTGAGGAGCTGCTTGCGACCACCTGTGACAAGCCAGATGGCCGGCGCGCGGAACTTGTACGAGACCTTGACTCCGAGGTAGGGACGCTCGGGATCGAACTCGCCGTCCTTATTCTTACGATACTTGATGTTCCATCCATCTCGTTCGAGATCCTCGACGAGGTTCATCGGAATCGCGACCGAGAATTCACGCTTACCACCATCCGGGTTGTATCGTGTCGGGGACCCGGCGAAGTTCGTGAAGAGCAGACGAGCGCCTTCGATAACCAGATCAGAGGGGGTGTTGTTGAATGCCATGACTTTTTCCTTTCTCAGTGGCACAGTGCTTCAAGATCGACGAATTGTTCGATCGCTTGTTTTGCCTCATCGGCGAGCATCTCGGCATAAGACGTATCCACATCCTGCTCTTGATGCATGAATTGGACCATCTCCGCTTCCTTCCAGAGATAGCCCTTTGTCCCAACGACGGAGTCTTTGATCTCGCCTTCGCTGTTCATCCGTAGTAGCTCTGCGCCACCTCGTCCGGGCTTGATCGGCACAAACGCACCGACCTTGCCGACGAAGTGATCTCCGCTACTAGGGAACCGTAGATACATCGCGGTCTTGACCTGTTTGGTCTGGACGTAGTCGTTGAATTCAATCGGCTCCTTCGTGAAGAGCTTCTTGAATACGTAGGGTTCCTGGAATTGCTTGCCAGTAGCCGTCCATTCACCTTCGTGAGGAAATGCGTACTTTGCGATGTATACAGCCTTGTTTACGAGACACATCTTGGCGTAGGTGGCCTCGTGTTCGAAGTCGTACCCATATCGCTTCCCGAAGTCCGTCACCTTCTGAATATCGTCAGGTGTGGCCCCGGGAATCTTGATAGAGTCCGTCTTGATGTGGGCGACTGTCAGACCGAGCTCGTCCTGCACATAGTGCTTGAGATCGATCATGAACAGCGCTCCGCGCTTCGCGACAATGTTATCGACATTCCGAGGATCCCATGCCGGGTTGTCGAACTTAGCGCTCGTCAGCCCATACATGGAGTTGATCGGAATCTTGAGAGCCTTGCCGAGTTCATCAAGATCGTAATTCTTCGCGATCTCGACAAGCCGTCCGTCAAAGAGTTTACTCAACGCGTCCATGTCCTTATGCTTGATGGCCACTCGAGCCTGTTTCAGCTCGCTGTAGCGCTGTGTATAAGGACCGAACAGGTTGAGCTGCTCGATAGACGTCGGGTGCATAGACGCCACATCGAGAAGAGCGACATTCTCGTAATATCCGGGTTCCGAATACACGTAACCACCCTCCCCGGGATCTTCGCCACGATAGGATGAACCCTCGAACTTGTCGAAGGTATATCCGGGGAACATCTCGCTGAGGTCAGTGTAAACGAACTTCGACTTATCGGGTCGACGCTCCTTACCGAACACCAGAGCACAGGTGTGCTGGTTGGTGGTGTCGTTGACACTTAGACCCGAGAGCTCCGCTAGGATCTTGCGAGCACCCCAGTCGCTTGCGAGATGGTTGAATACCACCTCAGTGGCCTCAACATCGTTCTTGCAGTATTCGACGACGTCATCCCACTGATCCTCAGGGACAGGTTGATCCCAAGGGATGTTGTTCTCTTGGTGTTTGATCCCGAGTTCAATCTCCCACTTCTTGAGAGATTGCTTCTTCGTCGAGAAGTCGTAAATATCCGCGTAAGAGAGGTTGTATGCCTCGCGGAATGTTGCGTTCTTCTCGTTGTTGATGATCCGCTGAGAGATCTCGAATAGCTCCGCATTCGAATAACCGAGTGATGCCGCGTACATGATGTGGTTGTCGTACTTGCGGTTGTTGAAACCGACGAGTCTCAAATCGAATAGGGATTTCACGGCCTTGGCAGATGGATTCGTCCAGAAATGGACAACCTCCTCGCCTGGGAATTTATAGCAGACGACAAAGAGGTTCGGGAAGACCTCGACGTCGTAAAACGCGATGCGTCCGTTTCCGTCCTCTGCGACTTCTGCCTTGTCCTCAGACATGAAGTGCATCCGACTGACCATCTTTAGACAACGATCCGACTGATTTGTCGAAGACATCGCAAAAGAGGTCACCGCGTTGCGAGCGTCAGTGACGTCATATGTGATCCCCGACTCGTAGGCCTCATCGAGAATACTCTTGATGAAATCGACATTAGGAGCCGTATTCGCGTGCACCTCCTTGCGGAGCGCCTTAGCAATGAGAGACCTGAGGTGGCGCTCATTCCGAACATTATTGTTGTTGATCAATTTGGGCGCCTTTGCCGGGAGGTCTCCCGGATAATCCGCGATACTTCTCCCGTTGTGAAGGGACAATCGTCTCCGAAGAGATGCGTTCCCTCGGAATCGTTTGATTTCAATTCCAGGCGAATATTCAGCAGTGGTATCCTTATCGACAGGATATCGATAGATGAGGTGGAGTCCGCCGCCACTCTTTGACGTTTCCGCATACGTCGGAGGCCAAGCACTAGCAGCGCGAAGATTAGAAGATAGGTCCTTTTCACCATTTTCTCCTTTCAGATCAAAATCAATGCAAATATACTCTTCCGGCAGAAGAACATAATGCTCCTCGGTGGGAATGATGTCAGCGAGTGTAGTCGTGACATTCATCCATGCCTTCTTGGGCGTCCCATTCTCAGACGAATACTGGGCCTTGCAACCGCCGAAGTACTCATCAAATATGGACGTTCCGTCCGAATACAAGTCGAGCCAATTCTCAGTTTTCACGGGCATTGGTTCATTTGACTGGCTTTCGAACTTGTCGCTACAGAAACCTATGAACAGACTTCGATAGCGTATACCGTCGAGTTGGATCCTGTCGTGGAATTCTCGAAAGTATCGGCGAAGCTCGGTCTGAAAACGATAACGTGGCATCAGATACTGAATTCCAGTCTCGTTAACGTAGTCCTTATAGTCAGAATATGCCTTCGCAAGGGTCACTTTGGCGTCGGCGCCCAAATCCTCATACGCCTCCATCACGAAGTTGTATACAGGGTTTGTCTCCGAGATCATCGTGCGTGACCTGTAATTGCGATAATAATCCGGACCAAGACTACGGTACACGTTAATGCAGTGCTGTGCTATTATACCAAGTTCTTGGTATACACCGTCCATGACCGATCGATATTCCTCAATGGGTATGCGCCTGCCCGAAGGACTCACGTCGAGCAAACGACGAGGGATGCCCGAATTCGCGTCAGTGATCTTGACGGGATTGTTCGACGCCATGATCAGAGTCGTGGTGATTCGTAGAGAACGAGGCTTCTTGAACTTCTCGTTAACAAGCTGGGTCTCGTTCGAGATTATCGAGTTCAATCGGGTGTTTGTCTCGATTCTACTCAAATCGCCGTCATGTTCAATGGCCACCAACGGATCATCAGCAAATGCACTTAGAGCAAACGAGTTACTACGCTGAGTAAGCGACTCAGAATCAAATGGCACACAGAAGTCTCCAAAGAGTTTCTGCATAACATTCAATATCGTAGACTTACCGGATCCAGGTGTACCGTAGAACACTACGAATTTGTCGATGGTCCGGCAATCGCCCGTCAGAACAGAACCGATGGTCCATTCAATCTTCTCTCGTTCGGAAGGATCGTAGAGAGTGTCGACGAGTTTTGTCCAGTTAACCGGGATACCATCTTCGAGGGCGTACGGCAGACGATATGAAACGTGATCCTCTTGACGAATTATAGTATCAGCAAACACCGGACTACGGTCTAGAGGATGGTCCGTATCAACCATGTTCTTGGTCCACTGACGATATCGCTTCCAAACACCATCTCTCTCGGATGCACATAGTCTCGGGATCATGTTTTGGGGGTACGAATTCTCAACATATTTTCGAACGTCGTCATCAACAATATCTATGACGTCGAATTCATTTTTCGACCATAGACCTGTCTTTGGGTTCCAGATAGCGACAAAGTCGCCATCCCTCAACATGATATCGCGAGAATCAGTATTGACGAACCAAGGCGCCGCCTCCATAACCCCCGGTAGACCACGCGTAGGAGAAGATTCGATCGTGTAAAAGTCCACCTCCAATTGCCTCCTTTTTAGTGATACGGATCGTATAGGTTGGCCCACCGAATCATTTGGGCCGTTATGGGCATCTCGAGAGTATCCACCCCCGGTATGCGGAATAGTCCGCCGGTTCCGTTCCTTGAGTAGGTCCTATACATCACGCGTTCAGCAATAGTCAGGGCCTCCTCATGAATCTCTGAAGGCAGGCGCCCGTCGTCAGAAAACGAACGAGCACCCATGTTCAGAAGAATGGACTTTGTAAACGATTCTCGATCCTGATACAGCATAGCAGTCAAGGCATCGGTAATACTCACAAAGACCTCAAGGAATGAAGCCGGAGCTTGCCTCGGAGAGGGCATACCCGTTTCGTAGCAGTATTCATCCCTCATGCGAAGAGCCTGAATGGCCTTATCTTCGTCTTCAGGAATATACCACACGAAATCGAGTTCGTCCCATACCGAAGCAAGCTCCGAGTAATTCTCGAGACACCCTCGCTGGATTAGCCAGGGTGTGTATTGCATGTCAGATCTTATCCCAGATCATTCCGTCGACGTTGAAGTCGAGGATGAAGTTCGTGTCGACACGAGAGTAGTCGTCGCTCGGGACTCGGTAGGTGTTCGAGTCGAAGTCACCGAACGAGACATACCCGTCACCAACCTCGGAGTTCTTGATCCAACCGACGACTGCACCCTCACGAGTGCGAGAGAGGCCGAGCTGGTCAAAGACCTCGTTCAGGAACAGGTGACCCTTACGCTCAAGACGACGGTTTGCCCAGAGCTGAATAGCTGCGAGGTTTTCGGAGGTGTAATCCTCACTGGTATCCCAGCAGTTCGAGGACTCCTCAGAGATGATTCGCGCGTAGGGAGACAGGTCTCGCATAGACGCGATGACTGCGTCGACAACATCGGCCGCATCAGACTTGTTGTCGGAAGAGAGGATCTCTTCAGCCGTCTTGCCGTAGTTAGGCAGATTAGGACGAGTGATCTTCTCGACCGTCTCCTTACCGAGGGCGTCAACCATGGTCTTCTTGTAACCCTCGAAGGCGGTCTGGAGAGCAGTGTACGCAGCACCAACGGCAGCGAGACGCTTCTTCGAAATCGAGTTCGAGAAGTAGATCATCGTAATCGTGGTAAGGCCGACGATAGCAGCAGGAGCGCAGGTGCGTGCAGTGTCAATGATGAAGAGAATACGGTTCTTCATCTCGATCTTGCGGACATCTTCATCAGCGATCTGATCGGCGTTGCGGATACACTCCTTGCGACGGTCCCAGTCGCGAGCTTCGCAGTTCTCGAATCGGGTTCCGGCTTGCCATGCGAGATATCCGGTTGCAACAACGCCGACGGACGCAGTGACCGAAAGAATAGTAGGGGCGTGCTTCGAGATACGAGCCATGCCCGTGTGGAAAGCGGTTGTGATAGACATTTGAGTATGCTCCTTTCTGAGCAAATATGTTACTTGAGTGGTTCAGGACGGTCGGCAGAGACGAGCCAACCTTCCCTGATCTGTCTGATTTCGAACGCGTCGGTTGTGGTCCAACCCCAGCGTTCATCGGTGTATCGGGGCTGAATACCAACGGACGACATCAGATCTGCGACAGAGACCTGACCATACTGTTCAATGGATTCGGCAATGAATTCGATCACGTCAACAGCGTCGCCGCGAGTGTCGAACACAAGGTCCTCCACATTCGTGGGCTTCGGCTGACGCGGTTCGCGACGTTCATAACGACGCGAGTCGTAGTACCCCTGCCCCCGATCAGAACGAGAGGAACTAGAATATGACGTATACCCTGACGAAGGATGACGTCGAGGGTTTACTTCACCATAAAGCAGCTGCTGAATACCTTGTGTAACCATGTCGGTGATGGCGTTCTTAGCAGCCGGGATAGCCACGTCGATAATAAGATGCTCAGCAATCTCTGGGAGATCCTGAGCGAAGAAGGTCCGAAGAGCTTCCTTGATGGCAGACTTCTTCTGGACCTTAGCCTTGGCAATAACCTTCTTCTCGGGGAGAGCCCCCTCCTTGGCTTTATCAGTGTTGCCAGGGAGGGAGACCTCATTAGGCCGAGTAGGCTCGATAGGGACGATGTCCGCCATCAGTTCGCCTCAGCGATCTTGCGGAGCTCTTCGAGGGAAGCATCAGGGTGTTCCTCGATCAGCTTCTTGGCCTTACCCATGATGTCATCCGGGAAGAGGCCTGCCAAGAACCCGTTCGAGAACTTGGGATCGTTGCTGAGCTTGTCCAGAAGGGCGTCGAATGCCGGGGACGCAAGGAACGCCTTGGTCGCACGCCCATCCTTGTAGAATCGCGTACCGTCTTCAGAACGTTCGCCATAGGCAGCACCCACAAATTCCTGAAGGAGCTTGTAAGCATCCATGGGGGAAGCCTCGCCGCCATTGATCAAGGCGATCTTGGCGGAAAGCGGGGTGCGCTGGAGCTCCATATTCATGAGCTCGGCCTTGGAGAGATGGAAGTGGAGCTTCTCCTCCGTTTCCTCTCCAAAGAAGTTGATGTACTTAACCTTGATGGATTGCATGTCAGTTGTCATCCTTTCGAGACAGAGAGATGAGGTAGATGAAGACGCCAATGATGGCGACCAGGGGGACCAGAACCACGAAAAAACTCGAATCGGATCCGGTCTTAGCGAGCTTGGTCTCGCTAGGCTTGGTTACTTCGGTCTTCGCGGTGGGGCGAGTCGAAGGCGTGCTCGTTCCAGACTGCGGCGCTGGCGTAGTCACAGAGGAAACTGGAACGGGCGTTGTTGTGGTCGGGTTGGGTGCGGGAGTTGTCGCGGAAGGAGAAGGACTCGGAGTGGGAGCCTGCGTGGCACCATCTCCAGTCGTCCCACCGTGGACCTCAACATCGATCGTACGCTCAAGCTTGATACCGTTAACGTCGGCGACGTTGGTTGCGGTCTTAGCGCCTGCGGGAGTAGCCATCGGCTCAGGAGTGTAGGTAACACAGACCTTCACGCCCTCGGGAGCGGTGAACTCGATGGTGTAGTCGTTAACCTGAATTGCCGAGATGTATACGGTCGTGTTGGGATTCCAGGTATCACCCTTGGCACACTTGACCGAGGTACTCAGCTTAGTGTACCCATCGTGGACGGAGTACTTAACGCCAGGCTCGGCAATCCAAGTAATCATCCAAGAGGTAGTACCATCGGGATTGACCCAGCCCCACTTCGAGTTCGCAGGCTTAGCGTCCTCGTAGTGACCGCCATTGCAGTCGTTATCGCAGACGCCATCCCAATCCTTGTCACCGAAGGTGAACGGGTATGCGCGACCTCCGATAGAGATCTCGCCCAACTTCTTGCCGACGACAGACTCCTGAAGGCGAGCGGTGGTCCACCAAATACCGGAAATGTCGGTTTTGGCTGCGACGGAATCCGGGACGTTGTCCACCGTGCAGGTGAGAGTACCCTTGTCGGTCTTGCAGGAGCCAATCTGAGTGTTGTCATTCAGAGTGAAGGGGAAGTCGTACGCCCAGTTGATGACGTCCGACGTAACCTTGAAAGTCTGTCCGACCTCGAGCTTCTTGGTGGTCCAAGTGCCCTTGACCGTGACCGGCGAGGATACATGGGAGCCGCTCGAGGAGATGTAGGTGATCTCGGCGGCGATGGGGTCGTCTGCCGCAAGGGCTGGGGCGGCAGATCCGCAAACAAGAGTTGCGGCAATGCCAATAGACGCAAGTGCGCGGTTCATGTGTTTTCCTTCCAAATATGATGAACAAAGCCTATAACCCGTGTTAGGGGTTATAGGGTTGAGGGTATCTCAGTTCTGGGATTTCTTGTATGCCTTCTTACGGGCACGGTTGGGATCGAGGGCGCAGCAAACGCCAAAGAAGCCAAGCATGATTCCGAAGGTGTACATGGGAGGGGTCCTTTCTTGAGGGTTAGTTCTCATTAGGACTCCCGTTTTTTGTGTTCGACCAGTATTCTGGGGGTTCAGAATACTCAATTGGCTCGTCTGTGAAAGTGACCTTATTCTCCTTGGTCACAGCTCTTCAACCGATCTTGAACCAGTTCGGCTGAGGAGCGGGGGACAGCGCAACCTCAATCGCGGGCGAACCAGAGGGAAGGAGCACCGGACGGAACTCAGGCTTGACGGTCACGCCGCCGTCCCAACCGAGCTCGTCGCCAATGCCAGTCTCGCCAACGTGAATCTGAGCGTAGAAGTCGTTCAGAGGGCAGGGGCCGAAATTCAGCAGGTCCTCAGAGATGTTGTTGCAGTATCCACGGATCTTCTCGGCCGTGGAACGGAAGGTACGGCCGGTGATGGCGTCCTTGCACAGGACCTCCTCATCACCGAAAATGACCATCGAGCCCTCGGGGAGCTTCTTCTCAGCAGCCTTCTTGTCTGCGGGCTTGCCCCCATTCTTGATGATCTCGACCTGCTCGAGCACGTTCTTGCGGAGCTCGGACACGTTCATCTGAGAAATGGAGTACGCGGCAGCGAGAGCCTGGTACTTCTTGTAGGTGACGTTATGCAGGGAGACAATCGCGAAGATCGTGACGCCGAGGCTGGCAGCTGCGGGGATGTAGGTCATCCAGTTGCGCTTCGCGAAGTCGAGCAGGTTCTTGGATGCCCCGTTGTCGTCGGCAATAGCCTTGGCGTGGGCCTTACCGGAGGTGATGGCGGTCGCAACAGAGGCTGCGATACCCAGGCCCGTGATCAGGATCTGCGGGTGGGACTTAACCCAGTTGATGGCAAGCTTGATGGTGTTCTTGATGGACATGGTTATGCTTCTTTCTTGATCAGATGTGGAGAATGTAGGTAGTCAGGTCGAGCCCAAGGATAGAGCTCGCTGAGATCGGGATGAAGTTGGGATCAGATCCGACCGCAAGAGAGTCGACAATGATGTACGGATCAGTCCGTTCGAGATCGTTGACAATGACGATGTTCTTTGCGAAGGCTTGGCGATGCTGAGTCATAACGAAACGAAACGGAACAATGACATACCGAGTTTCAGGCTTGTCAGCCTCGTCACGAGTAATCGTCATACGTTCTCCCGCGCTGTTCACGAAAGTTACGTCTTCATAATATGTGGGCGTATCGACGGTCGGTTTAGCACAAACGCCATCGAGGTACCTACCAATAAACACACCAAGCGCGGTCGTCTCAATCTGATTCGAACGGACCGGCGCTGAGTGAGCCAGCGAGATGGACATGAGACCTCCCTCAGGGATAGAGAGGTCAACATCTTTGATGTCGAAGATACGTCGTTCAGTCATGGTTGTCTCCTTTCAAAGACCTATACACCGTGTATGGTGCATAGAGTTGAGATCTGTTCTCGTCAGGCGACGATAGCAGTGTAGCGAGTGGACATGGGGTTCTTTTCAGAGAGATGATAGTTCTCATTAGGACCCGGAAAAATAGGCTAAAGCCTATAACCCGTGTTAGGGGTTATAGGGTTTAGTGTTCTCAGAGGAGTGGTGTCACTCGTCGTCGGAGGAGTCCGAAGACGCGCGCAGACCGGCAATGGTCGCGGCGCCGAAGAAGATAGCGACGGAGGACAAGGCAGCAACCTTGGCGACCGGGATGCTCTTTTCAGCGACCGTCTTGATGCGGTCCATAAGAGGGGTCTTCGGGGTGGTCTCTTCGAGTTCGTTCGAGTTGGACATGGTGAGTTCCTTTCTTGAGTGGTTAGTTCTCATTAGTATCGGCGTACTTTTTGCGATATTCTTCAACAATCTCGATCACGGGGTTTTCCTGGTACTCAGCGATCGTGCCAAGTAGCTTCAAACCAAACAGTATGACGAAGGGTAGAGGGACGGTGATGATGGTTAAGAGAACAACAAGCACGATTGACTCCTATTTTGAAGTTGAAAGCCTATAACCCGTGTTAGGGGTTATAGGGTTGTGATCAACGATCGAAAGCGTTGTCTAGTGCGACTTTCACAATAGTGTAAGCGCCGATCGCGGGAAGTAGAAACATGACGATAATGGCGTAGACGGGGGCCATCTTCCACTCAAAATCATCGGTCCAGATCGTAATGATCTTCTGATCGATATTGAAAGCGTGGAGAATGGCACCGAACATGCACCAAAACGGGATGACAGCGATGGCACCAACCAGGAAAGTGACGATGGTAGACATGGTAATGGTCCTTTCAAAGAGGGTTGATAGTTCTCATTATTCGCCGCGTAAAATATGCCGAACAAAGCCTATAACCCGTGTTAGGGGTTATAGGGTTGAGGGTCAGTTTTCTTCAAGGTCGGGGAGACTCATGGTGAGCTTCAGATCCTTGTTGATGAGCTCCACGCAGAGCTTGCGGAGCATCTGGTTCTTACCATAGCAGGCGTAGTTGAACGTCTTGCTGTAGAATACAGTGCGTTCAATCCTGCCGAGGTTGTAGAATACAGGTGCTGCAATCGCGAGGGTGGCGGCGGCAACAAAGGAGTAAGCGTACTTCGACATGAGAGTGGTCCTTTCAAAGAGGGTTGATAGTTCTCATTATTAGTTGCGTAAAGTTTGTGTTAGTTTGTGTTGGTGAAAGCCTATAACCCGTGTTAGGGGTTATAGGGTTGAGGGTATCAGAGCGGGCAATTCATGAGATCGCAGACGTCATTGAGATCGTCTTCGGTCATGTCGCTGCCCGAGCAGATATCGAGCAGAGTCTTGACGCGGTCGTGGTAGGTGTTCTGGAGGCAATCCTGAGCCGAGTTTACGGCTTTACGATTGGCCTTCCGAGTACCTTCCAAAATGCCGGCAAAGTACACGCACCTGAAGTACAGGGCAGCGGACAAAACCGAGAGGCAAACGATGGCGTGGTTGCGGTTGAATTTCATGAGAGTGGTCCTTTCAAAGAGGGTTGATAGTTCTCATTATTCGCTGCGTAAAATATGCCGAACAAAGCCTATAACCCGTGTTAGGGGTTATAGGGTTGAGGGGTTTTCAGTCATTGAGGTCGTGATCAAGGTCACGCATGAGGGTGTCGAGCACCTCAGCCTTGGACTCGCCGTCAGCAAGGTCGCGGTATGCGCGGACGCTGGAGGCAGCCACCTTCTTAATGGTGGTTTCGTAGCGGTCAGCAACATAGGCGAGCCAGATGTTGTAGGCGAAAGAGAGGGCGAGGAGGATGCTAACGACAATGGTGAGTGCGTTGAACATGATGGTTCCTTTCAAAGAGGGTTGATAGTTCTCATTATTAGTTGTGTAAAGTTTGTGTTAGTTTGTGTTGGTGAAAGCCTATAACCCGTGTTAGGGGGTTATAGGGTGAGAGTAAGATCAGTCGTAGAGGGCGTGCCAGATCTTACGCATGAGGTTATCGAGTGTCTCGGTCGCAGTAGCGTTCGAGTCCATATCGTCGAAGACTGCCCAGGTAGACTTCTGGATCTTTTCGATCTGGGTCTTGTATTGGGTAGCCTTCGCAATGGAGACGAGGCTAACGATGGCGAGGATGATGGTCAGCGTAGGGAACATGGTGTTTCCTTTCAAAGAGGGTTGATAGTTCTCATTATTAGTTGCGTAAAGTTTGTGTTAGTTTGTGTTGGTGAAAGCCTATAACCCGTGTTAGGGGTTATAGGTCTAAATATTCAGTTGTCCAGAAATGTTAGGTAACCTGCGACAAACGTCAGAAAGATCGCCCAAGCAGGCACGATGAGCGTGCTTAAAAAGGCGAATCCGTTGAGGATGGTGACGGCTGTGTAGAGCATGATTAGTCCTTCCAAAATGGATGAATAGTTCTCATTATTCGCCGCGTAAAATATATGGTGTGAAAAAAGTCTATAATCCTAGGTTTTAGGGTTATAGACTTTCGAGCAGTTCTACTTACGGAACTTCAGCATCGAAAATGCCTTTGAGGCAAGAACGTGGGTCTGCTCGTAGTTGAGGACCGCCATAAGACCGAGCAAGTACACCACCCCGTTGGCAATGGTCTCGGACGAAGGCATAAGCTTCTCTTTAAGGTCAGAGTCCTTAACGAGCTTGTGCAGTCGTTCGAGGTTACCAACAGCGGTGGTGTACTCACTGGTCGACGGGTCCTCTCCACCGAGCCAGTTAAGCACCTCGTTCTCGAGGTCCTCAGGTTCGTAGAGGCGTTCGACGTTAGACATGGTGAGTCCTTTCGTGTAGAGTGGGTAGTACTCACTATGCCGAACGTTTTTCTTACGCCTCAGGCTTCATGACCTTCAGGACGATGGTGTCACCATCCTTGAGGTTGGACGGCTCGGCTGTAAAATCAGCGTAGACCTCGTCTTGCTTGGTCACGACGAGATTCCCGTGCGTGTCGGGCTCGTAGTTCTTGGAACTGATACCGAGAGCCGCCCCGAGGAAGACACCGAATGCAGTGATCGTGGCTACCACCTCGTTCGTGTGTGGGATCCCCCAGACAATCCCGACGCCGTTCGCGAATGTCGCGAGTGCGGGGATGACGATCAGCGCAATGCGCTTGAGAATATCGTAGGTCTGATTATTCATCTGTTTTTCCTTCCTTCAATGTCGTTAGGCATTATGGGTAGTTCATCTACCTGTTTGAATATTCGTCGGGCAAGGCCGTTTCCGCCTAGAGCAGAATACACCTTGTACTCGGCTTCGTATTCCTCATACTCGTCCATAGTGATGTATCCGCGTTTTATGTATTCACGACCTTGACGCACGAGCTGAGTCTTGGCAACCTGTAGCAGTAGCTTGTCTTCATCGTCGTCGCGCTGTTTTCGCGTTCTCGCCCACGCCCAAATTCCCGGGCCACTGAGCATGGCTGTGATGATCGGATTCGTTAATTCAGCGATCTTTGTCAAATCCATTTATCGGTTACCTCCTCGCCGTATTTGTAGAATCGATCTGGTTGGATCTTGATTGAATATGTTGTGAGATCGCCGCCGCTCACAGTTCTCTCGATAACATATCCCGTGAACATAACGTCCATAATCGTCGCCGAGACGGGTCGACCGATCGGAAGGGCATAAAAACGTTCTGACTGAACTTCATCGATGTCGACGGTCACGGTCCTAAGGGGTTCGCATCGAATTTCTTCAGTAGTTTGACCCCATTCACGATCGTTACCTCCCGGGACTCCAGACTCGTATCGATACACGCCTTGCCAATCGGTCGTGTTTTGCATATACGGGCGATTTTCATACCACGTATGAATCCGTCCTCGAGACGCCATCTTCCACGTGCCGTAGTCACTGGTTTTTCCAATATACCAATGTGTGGGGGCGGACGGAAGTCGTCTGTTGAGTCTAGATGTTACAGAATCTAGTGGACCCAGATCAAGAATATTCGTTTGGTTATTCAGTGACTTAGCGTATAGCGTAATGTCCAAATTTTTACTATTGTCGGATGTCACTTTAATGTCCGAAGTAAAATACAATTGATTATACAATGCAGCGTTATACATGTCATCGTATATACTTGTTGATGGATCGAACGTATCCGAATAACTCGCCAGGTCAGATGGAACTGACCCCCTTAACCAATATACAAACCATCGATTTGGGTCTTTGTTTATAGTATCCAGGAAACCTTTAAACAACGCAAGCGGTTGGAACGTGCTCGGATATAAATTCTCGTACGATCCAGCTTTGTTTCGGCGCTTCAACAATTCCCAAACAGAGATGCATCGAACTTCGCTGATGCCTTGGGATTCGTATGATATTTCCTCAGCCACGAACGGTGTTGGAGTAGCTCCGAAGCAACACACAACCGTTCCTGGTGGATATGGGAACATTCCATTACATCTAAAGGTCATCGAAGCGGTGTATAGACCCTCTTTGATCAACGTATCAAAAACAGAGATTGTTGAAAACGTCCCCATCGATTTTCCGCCGAGGACTTGAACAACATTTGGCATAGTTAAAGATTCTTTCTGGCCATGACCATATCTAGCTTGCAGTAACCGTTTCCAATACCATCCAACGGGATCTTCGGTGGTTCTTTAAGACCCTTTAACCAAGATGACATCTGCCTAATGTTGAAAGCCGGATACGATTCATACGCATAGCAGGCAGCAGCGTTAGCATCGTACCCGCCGGTGATACTAAATCGTCGAGTCCCGTCGATTAGGCCATACATCGAGAACACGCCTGGGTTACTAGAAGAATTACCTTGAAGAAGAGCTGCGAACATGTCCATATCACCATCAAAAATCCTATACTTAGAAGTTCCAATGGCAGGTAGGGACAGCTGTAGTTCTCGGATGTCCACTGTTCCAATTTCTGTGGCGATCGATCGGATTGTCGAAATAATATCGGACTTGGCTTGGGTCCAATTCTGGTTTCCGAGTCCCATGTACAGCGTGAACGAATAGCCATACATGATCGGCAGTTTCGTCGAAATGGTAAATTCGATCGTTGCCGGAGATTCCGAATAGTCGTACTTAAGTTCGCGAATGACGCACGATTGGGTAAATGGCGAAACTCGGCCAAACGTGAGAGTCGGTGTGGTATATGTTGTTGTTTCGTTCGGCTTGTATTTGACAACCGGAACAATTATGGACGGATCTGTAAGTTCAACTGTGGAAATTCGTTTAGACGAAAGGTAGTCGAGGAAGTATCTAGCAGATCGTTCTGGAATGGGGACAGCAGGCGTCAGACGCATGTTGATGTCTATCTGTTTTTCAGACATCGATGTAACGACATTTCCTGTAAAATTGTATTCCCTGTTCGGACCAAAAGATCCGTTTAAGATTTGGGCAACCCAACC